AGGACAGCAACATCGTGGACGGCCAGCACCGCTCCATGGCTGCAAAGGAGCTGGGCATCCAAGTCCCCTGCGTGCGCTTCAACATACCCAACCCGACAGACAGCCGCATCATCCGCCAAACCCTGAACAAGCTGAGGGGCAAGCACAACCCGCTTAAGGACGCGGAGGAGTTCATAGCCATCCTGAAGGCAAATGAGGAAAAGAAGCTCTTCGACCTCACAAGCATCAGGGAAAACGAATTCTACCGGACCATCGCCCAAAAGCAGTCCGAGCAGGAAAAGGATGCCGTCCCAGAGCCGCCAGAAACGCCAATCACGCAGCCAGGCGACCTTTGGGTAATCGGAGAACACAAAATCATGTGCGGCGACTCCTGCAGCCCAGAGGACGTGGCAAAGCTTATGGGGGGGGAGAAAAAGCCCATATCGTCATCACCGACCCACCATACGGAGTGGACTACATAGCCCAAATAGAGGGCAGGGAGGGCACAACGAGCAAATGGAAGCACATCAAGGGGGACGAGCTGAAAGGCAAGGCGCTGCAGGACTTCTGCGCCAAATTCCTCCGCAATATCCAAACCCATACCACCGAAGATAGCGCATATTACATTTTTTTTGGCATGAAGACCTTCCACCACTTATTGGCAGCCATGGACGAAACGGAAGTCTATTACGCTTTGCCCCTAATTTGGAGCAAATCACGCCCGACCATCAGCTGGGCAAAATACCACCCAGACTACGAGATAATGGCTTATGGGGGCAACGGAGCCAAACAGAAGCCCCACAGGGAAAAGGCAGTGCCAGCATCTGCCGCCCAGGCAAGGAACGACTACCGTCCCGACTACGAGCCAATCGCCTTCAGCGGACATGGCAGCAAACCCAACCAAACGCGGTGGTTCGCCAAATACGACCAAAACACCACATGGTTCGTCAAACCAGACAACAGTCTCAGCTACGCTCATCCAACTCAAAAGCCCGTGGAGTTGGCCGAACGCGCCCTGCTGAACAGCTCAAGGGAAGGGGAAGTCTGCCTCGACCTCTTCACAGGCTCAGGATTTACTGCCATAGCCTGCCACAAGCTCAAGCGCATCTTCAGGGGCATGGAGCTGGAATGTTCTTATGTCGATGTGAGTGTTCAGAGATTAGAACATTACTCTGGTTTGAAAGCGAAATTAATTCGCAACGGCGAGGAAGTGAAGTTTTAAAAATCAATGCGACGTAACCATGTCATGATTGAAAAATATTGGATGTGCAATTGGTGTGGCGAGAAAAAGGAAGCCCGACCACCTACAACGAATGCGACATGTGAAAAATGCCAACGAGGTAAATTCCGATGTATAATGCGATGCAACTGCCAGAAACTCTTCCATCCCAACTCCAAGAGTCTTCAATTTTGCAGTCGGAAATGCGCCTACAAATATCGACGAACGCACGAACAAAGGGGAATTCCCAAACCATATCTCTGGCGTGCAAGAATAGGGGCATGTATCAAATGCGGAAAAGAGTTCCGCGCAGTCAAAGACTTCAAAAACCGAAAACAAAAATATTGCTCAAAGGCATGTTGGGCAACTCGTTCTGGAAGACCTCGCTGGAAAAGCAAAAGACTGACACTTGCATCGCTTGCGCAAATAAGAAAATGGCGCAAGACGATCTTCAATCGGGACAGAGGAAGATGCGTGCAATGCGGTTCAGACTATCGGCTCGAGGCAGATCACATTCTGCCAGTTTCGCAAAGACCCGATTTAATTCTCAACGTAGACAATGGGCGAACACTCTGCCACGAATGCCACAAGCAAACCGACACCTACGGAGCGAATCTCAAATAGCGGCGGACAGGAAATAATACCAAAACGACGTGAGCATCCATGGAAGAAAACAACACAGAAACAGCACAAAAAAACACCCAAACGCAGCAACAAAGCACACCTACAGCACAAAAAGAACACAAAAACACAGAACATGCGCAGGCAGCCAGTTTCACAAGTTTGACAAAAATAAGAGTTTCTAAGAAAAAAGCCCTTATGATACAACTCGCCCAAAAGCACAAAGGAGCCAATTTGGGGGAGAGGTGCAGAATGGTCGGAATAAGCCGGCAGACGCACTACAATTGGTTGCACAAGGACGAGCACTACAAATCACGAATGGACGAGGCAAGCGAGGACTTCGTAGACACGCTCGAGGCAACCGCCTACACCCTTGCGTTGGAGAAGAATCCCCAAGTGCTGCTCGCAACCCTGAAAGCCAAGGCAAAGGACAGGGGTTGGGGGGACGACCCGAAGGCTTTGGTGCAGCTCAACCAAGGCTTCCAGCTCAACATCGTGGCGCCAGAAGAGAAGAAGGAAAAGAAAGAAGCTGTGAAATCCTAAGAACCAAACCTAATATTTTATAAGTTTATTAGGTTTTGTTAGGTTGGTGGTTGCATGCCAACAGCGCACATAAGCAAAAACTTAGAAAAAATCATAAACGAAAACGTCCAAGGGGAAGGAACCCTCGGAGCCAAACTCGAAGCCTACATAAACGAACACGGCGCACGCGAAGAGACACTTGCCAAGGAAAACGAATTCCTGCGAAAAGAGATAGTTTCCCGACTTCCGAGCATCATATCAGTCGAAACAACACCAACACTAACCACAGTAGACTACGCACGCATCGAACGCATCATCAAGACTGCGCTCGAATCCGCGATGGCGAGATAATGCAAACCGCTACATGGAGGCCCACCTCGAGGCAAATGGAAGCTTGGGAAATCCTACAAGATGTCACCACAACCGAACTCTTCTACGGCGGTGCGGCGGGGGGCGGAAAGTCTTACTTGGGCTGCGCATGGCTGCTCGCCTCATGCCTGCGGTATTCCGGCAGCCGTTGGCTTATGGGCCGCGCTGTCCTAAAGCACCTGAAGGATAGCACACTGCTCACCTTTTTCCAAGTCTGCAAGGAGTGGGGCATCAAGAAAGACGAGCAATACACCTACAACTCAATGGAAGGCGTAATAAAATTCTTCAACGGCAGCGAAATCTATCTCAAAGACCTTTTCGCCTACCCCTCCGACCCAGAGTTCGACTCCTTCGGCTCAACTGAATTCACCGGCGCGTTTATCGACGAGGGCAGCCAAGTGAGCGAGAAGGCCAAGAACATAATATCTGCCCGCCTGAGATACAAACACAAGGAATTCGAGCTTGTCCCAAAACTCCTCATAGGCAGCAATCCCTCGAAAAACTTCCTATATTACCAATTTTTCAAGCCGTCAAAGGAAGGAACACTCCCACCTTACCGCAAATTCGTAAGGGCAACCGTCGGAGACAATCCATATCTTCCCGCACAATACATTGAGCAGCTGCAACGGCTTGACAGGACAAGCCGGGAAAGGCTGTTGTTCGGCAATTTCGATTATGACGACGACTCAAGCAAGCTGATGCAATACAATAAAATCACAGACATCTTCACAAACGCGAAAACGGCATCTGAAAAGAAATTCATAAGCTGCGACATTGCCCGATTCGGAACGGACAAGACAATCGCGGTAAGGTGGGAAGGGCTGCATATTGCCGAGATAGCCGCGTGGCAGAAGGAAAGCACAAAGGAAACCAGGCTTAGGCTCGAAGCCATCGCCACAAAACACCAAATCCCAAGGAGCAACATCATCGTGGACGAGGACGGCGTGGGCGGCGGCGTGAAGGACGAAATGAACGGCATACTCGGATTCGTCAACAACAGCAGTCCGCTTGGGAACACCAACTACGCGAACCTGAAAAGCCAATGCTACTACAAACTTGCCGACTGCGTGAACCTTGGAAAGATAAGTTGCGCGGAGCTGGAACCGAGAATAAAGGAGATGCTGATTGAGGACCTGGAGCAAATTGCGCGGAAAGACCCGGACAAGGATAGCAAGCCGGCAATAGTTCCGAAAGAGGTGATAAAGGAGAAATTGGGCCGCAGCCCCGACGTGGGCGACGCGATAATGCTAAGAATGCATTTCGAGCTGAACCAAGAGAGTTTCGGAGTCGCAAGGAAGGGATGGTGATGGGCTTTTACAAGAACTTCATAAGGCTCCACGAATTCACGAAAAAGAGCAAATGGAGCTGCGACGGGCAAACAAAGGTCTTCAACAAATACAACAAACTATCCTTCCCAAGCGACGAGTCAAACAAACTTACTTTTGACGAATGGATTATACAGGCTGCAATCGCCTACAAGCTGCATGAGAACGGAGTGCCTTTTATCTCAAACAAGCACTTCTACAAGATAGACGTTTTCGGGGACGTTGTCGGGAACGAAACAATAAAGATTCTGAGGCTGGACAAAATGGAAGCGATACAAAACCGCCCCTCGGAGATTTTCAAGACAATAAACTATGTGAAATACAAGGAGATTCAGGACTTCATGGAGATGCTTTACGAATATGCGGACGGGATAGTGAAGAACTCCCAGAAGCCGCCAAAGGGAAGCATGAAGGGTTTATGAGTGTTATTTAAAAAGTCGGCAGGAGGAGGTTGAAGGTATGAAAATACTCGGCTTTGAGCTATTCGGAAGTGGGGCAAAAACGCCAGTATCGGAAGCGCGTCCATTGAAGGCATACAGTTCCAGCGAGATGGACGTCGTTGAAATGCAGTTCCCTCGACTTGGGCTTGAATCGCTTTTCAGTTACGTTTATTACTCAGACACCTACCGCGCCATAACGGATGCGCTCGTAAGGGAACTCTTCAGGAACGGCGCAGACTTCACTCCAAAGTTCACGGCAAAATGCACAAACAACCTCTGCCAGGCGGAATTTGACTACGAAGTTGAAAACTGCCCAGAGTGCAACAGCCCGACAAGGGAGCCCGACCACCAGCAACAGTGGATTTTCAAGGAGTTCGTTTCCGAAGCAAACGCAAACGGGCAGCCATTGGAAGCAGTAATGAAATCAATCGAGATAGACCTTGACGCGGTTGACAACGGCTACCTGCTTGTCCTGAAAGCCTACACGTTTGGCGCACAAGGGGAAATAATCGGCGCAGACGTAAAAGAACTGCTCCGAGGCGACCCAAGAGTAATGAGGAAGATAATCGACAGGAAAGGGAGACCGGGCTACGATTGGGACTCTGGGAAAAGAATACATGTCTGCCCCATGCACCGCAACAAGGCGCAGGAAGGCCCAAGATGCTCCGACTGCCAGCTAAAACTCTACCCTGCCTACTTCGTGGCTTTCTCCGAAATTCCAACGTATTACCTTGCGGGAGAAGTCTGCCACAGGACAAAATACTCGCAGACAATCTACTACGGTTTCCCCCCGATACTCACGCTGCTCCCAAAAATCCAAATCCTTCTGGCGCAGGACAAATACATGAGGGCATACTACTACGGGAAAAAATCTCCAAAGGGTATTTTGGCATGGATGACAGGCTCGGTGGAATCAGCGGAAAAGAAATGGTCGGAATTTGTGGACAGGGCAATAGATGAGCCAAACAACGTGTTCCCTCTTTTCATAAATCCCGGGCAAGCCAACACAAACGGGGACGTGGTGAAATTCATCGACCTGATGCGGACGCCACAAGAAATGCAATACATAGACGTGCGGCAGGAATTAATCACGAAGATAGGAGCATTCCACGGGGTAATGCCGATTTTCCAAGCAGACCTGTCACAGAGCGCGGGCTTGAATTCAGAAGGATTGCAGGTAACGGTAACAACGAGGGCGGTGGAAACAGGGCAATCCGTCCATAATTCATTCTTCGCTTTCTTGGGCTATCAGTTGGGGCTCGTCGATTGGGAATACAAGCTCAATCCCCCGGAGTAAAAGGACGAGATGGCGGAACTGCAACGGGAAGCCCAGAAAATCGCAAATGCACAAGGAATGAAGAACCTCGGATTTGAGGTGAGCCTGGATGACAGCGGCGAGTTCAAATTCACGGAAAAGCCGGAAGGGATGCAAAACCTTCCTTTTGGACAGATACCCGAGTTTGGCGCAGGAAGCACGGACGAAGCAAGCGGAACTCCCGACAAAGGCAGATTAGACGGGGAGCCTTTTGACGAGGGACGAATGATGAAGACCGCTGCCGAAAAAAAAAATTCCCAAGACCAGTATGAGGAAGCGATAAAAAGCGCCATTTCAAGATTCACACGAGGGAACGCAAAGGAGCTAATCACCGCAATCTCAAGAAGCCTCGTGATGAAGTTTGATGCAATCACCGACAAGTATTTCACAAGAATTTACAAGGAGAAACTAATCGAATTGGAAAACAGGCTTGGAATAGATTTGGGCTTCACGAAAGACGACAGGGACACATTAATGGCGCTAAAGTCCCAAAGGGTTCTTTCAAGGGCATACCAAGACCTTGCCCAAAACGTGGAAAAAATGGTGAATGAGGCAACAAGCAAATCCGAATCCAAGGAGCAATTAGCCTCATACATCGACGAGATAAAAACCTCTACAAGCAGCAACGCCGAGCTAATCGCAAGGACAGAAACGGCAAAAATACAGTCGGCGGCTAATCTTACGAATTTCCGCAAAGCATTCCCCAAGGGCTTCATGGTAAGGCACGCAGGCCCGACTGACGAAAGGACAACAAAGACGTGCAGAAGAATCATGGAGAGGACAAGGAAAGGAGTCACGGAAGCGGAATACTACGACACCCTGAAAGAGGAATCAGCAAAGGACTTCCCGACATGGACCGTGGATAGGGAAGCCCCTGTAGCCCATATCCAATGCAGACACAGGCCCGAGGTGCTGGTTTAGTGGGAGACGAGGCGGCTTATCTGGCATTCATAGATGAGGTTCTCACAATCGTAGCCTACAAAATACTGAACCAGGCAAACAAGAACATAGACGACTACAAAATAAACGACACCGGGCGACTTAGGGGCTCAGGGGTGGTGGAACCAGCTGGAGAGGAATATTTGATTGTCTGGAAAGCCCCTTATTCGGGGGCAATTGAGTTTGGCTCACACCCACACATGGTTCCAGCAGAAGTCCTGTATGGCTGGGTAAGGAGAAAAATGAGAATAAGCGATGACAGAAGAGCATGGGGAATCGCTTATGCAATCCAGAAGGAAATAGCCGAAAGCGGACAAACAGGAAGGCACTTCATAAGGGACGCAATAGACATGATGGCTGCCAATCCTTAGTGTTATTTAAAAAGGGGAAGATGGAAGTGTTTGATATGCAAGCGCACATGACAAACTTGGCTTCACCTGCAATTGAGGGCAGTCCATCCATATCACCCCCAATACTGATTAAGAATGAAGGTTTGCCCTCGCAGGATGAGGCATTTTACATTCTCAACTCAGACGAAAGGCTCTTTACGGCGTGGCTGTCCGTAGAGATAAAGGACAACCAAGGGCAGATAATCCCAATGGGCGAGTTCAAAAAGTCAATGCCGATGTGGATGGCAAGAGGGGCGCCGATAACAATAATGCACTCCAACATGGTGGTAGGAAAGTGCCTCAATTACCAATTTGCGACAAACCCGGCTACGGGAGCAGAAGGAATACTTGTAACAGGATTGATTTTCAAAGGAAACACGCTTGACGACCAAGCATGGGAAAAGGTGCAGTCAAAACAGTTCGCAGGCGTTTCAGTAGGCGGGACGGCTTCACTCAAAAAATCAAAGGACGGCATATTGAGGGGCTTTGAACTGTTTGAGATGGCTCTTGCAGATAAACCCGCAAACCCGGCAGCAGTAATAGAGACAGTTTCTCAGGTGGCAAAAGCAGATACAACGCCAGTAAAAACGGAAAAAATCAACAAAGGTGATTTTGTGCCAGATGATGAAAAGAAACCCGAGGAGGAAAAGCCGAAGGTGGAAACAAAAGTCGAACCTCCAAAAGAGGAAGCTCCGCCAGTGGCTCCTCCAAAAGAGGAAACAAAAACAGAAATGCCTCCGACTTCAGCACCACCAGCAGAAGCACAATCGGACACGGCTGAGATGAAGGCGATACTGGTAAAAATCTATGAAATGCTCACATCCGCTCAACATGTCAAGGAGTCTGTGAAAACAGGAACAGCCCCTGTAGAGACAAAATCGGACATAACGGCAGTGAGAAAATCAGAGGCGGAAATATCAACGCCGAGACCAGATGCCGTTTCTGACTTCTCCCCAAAAGAGGAGAAGAAAACCCTTGGCGACAAAGCGGTTGAAATCGCAAAGGGACTGGTAAGGTTCAACCCCCGCGAAGACTACCGGGCAAGAAGTAGCCAAAACTAAGGTGATAAAATGCAATGGAACTATGGAAGCCAAGAAAACCTTGCTCTTTACGAGAGGCTCATCCAAGAGCAATACAAAGGAGTGCCAGCCTCTCCGTCTGACGTAACGTCAGTGAACAAAGCCGATGCGCCTATACTGTCCTCAACGACAGGCTTTTTCAATCCGGTTTATGGGGCGTCGGTAATGCAGCAACTCGCCCACGACAGCGTCCTTTTCGGGATGCTGCCAAAATACCCCTACAAGAAAAGGGGATTCAGGGCTGAAACCACGAGATTCGTGACAAGCGGAGTGGGTGTTGCGGAAAACGCAGCAGTGCCTGACAGCGTGAAAAACGCAATTGCAGCGGTTGATGTTCCAATAAAGGAGCACGCAATCACTGTTGAGATTTCAGAAAGACAGAGGCTCCTGATGGAAGCGGGGGACGACACAGCATATACCGACTACGCGGGAGTGATGGAAAGCGCAAAGAGGAGTTTCTCCTATGCTTACGACGCTGACATAAATACCGACGTAACAACAGTCGCCTCCAACAACTCGGAGTCAATCGACAGGGTTGTTTCCTCATATGCAGAGGTTACTAACTGCGCTGATGTGAATGCAAACGACGCTGACATTTACTCACTGGACAGGGATGCAGCTGCTTCATGGACGGATGCATATGTGAATCATGGCTCCAACGTAACAAGGGTTCTTTCAGACACCATCGTTAGGGCTGTTATGAGCAATACCGTTTCCAACGGGGCAGACCCCAGGACCCAAGTCTGGTATACAGGCGCAGACACTTACGAGGCACTTGTCGGATTGTATGGCACACAGAACAGATACGCTATGCAATTCACAGGCCCCGGGACAAGTGCAGTGTCCGGAGAGCCCGCAAAAGGAATCGCTTACGGGATGGAGATGGCGACCCTTTACGGAAGACCCTTCTTCGTTGCACCAACAGGAAAAGTGGTTGCAAACGGAGCAGCAGGAGCAGGAACGGCAATATCAAACCTCTACCTGCTTGACTTGGGAACCGACCCAATCTATGGCGAACCAATATTGGGCATAAAGACGCTCAGGGCTCCAATCCTTGCAAAGACAGGACTGATGGACGGTTACCCTGCGCACGCAAAGCTCGGCAACGAAACCATCATCTACGCTGCAATGGAGCTTGAATGCAAGAACTTTAAGCGACAGGGCAAAGCGAGAGACCTTGCAGCACCCTAAATGATTGAATGATATTCCCTGTGTGCGCCGTGGGTAATTTTTAACGGCGCAGAATAACCCTAAGAGGTGTGTGTTTGTGGCAAAAGTATTGAGGACGAAAGGGGGAGTGCGGGAAATCCAGTATTATGTGGCGGAAGGCGGAGGCTACCAGTTCGGGGATTCAGGAGAAACGGCTGGAATGTGCCTTGTGTTGAAAGAAAAACACGTGTCCGAACTCCTGGCTGCACATGGGGACGATTTGGAAATTGTCCAAGAAAGCAAATGGCCTGAAATCTACAAGAAAAAGGCACAATCGTTTGAAGAAGACCTATTGGGGAAAGCGACAGCGGCGTTCCCTGAGGTCGTCGAGAAACTGACCGGAAAGAAAAAAAAATAATGAGGGATTGACATGGCATTTTCAAGCACTTTGGTATTCAAAACTGTGATGGGGAACAAGAGCATGGAAGTTTGGTCTTTCAATTCTGCGGGCGTGACTTCTGGAAACATTGCCACAGGTCTCGCAAACATAGCGGCAACCAAACTTGCAAACAAGACTGCTCAACGAGGAGTTGTGGACGACACGACCACCGCAGGGACAGTCGCACTCACAGGCCTTACATCAAATGATGTTGGCTATGTGTTTGTTTGGGGACATTCGCTTTAGAGGTGTTTCACATGATTAAGAGGCTGTTCGCCGGTCTTTTGCTACTGATGGCATTTGCATTTGGGGCAAGTTTGAGCTCCAACTTCTATCAGAGTGGCTTTGACGTAAGGCAGGCGACCATGACAAAAGAATACTATGGCAGCGAAACCGTCGGCTACTCGTCGGTTTTTGGCTCCATAAGATACCTCCAGGTCAAAAACTCAGGTGGAGAGGACATGTCGTATTCCATTCAGGATGACGCGGGAACAAGCCTCTATTCGGCGACGGTAGCCCCTGCCGCAACCCACACGAACAGGACTCTTCCCAACTACACCAATTACGGCGTGTTGAACCTCGTCTGTGCAAACAACTTCACAGGAGGCGGCAGCCTTCCAACAGGTCTTGTCTCATTCTGGAAACTTGACGAAGGGACAGGAAATACAACCGCCGACGTGAACGCTGCAAACACGCTTGAACTGCCATCGGCACAAGGGGAAGGCGACAACACATGGACAACTTCGGGGAGATTCTACAATGCCACAACCCTCGACGGCGTGAATGACACGCTGCGACTGAACGACAGCGCAACAGTAAATGGAACAGCCTCAACGAGCTTCGCATGGGCGTTCTGGCTTTATCCAAACGCAGCACTTGGAACAAACAAGAGCGCGTATCTCTACCACAAGGGAGTCAAGAACGGCAACGTAACGCCCGTTCCAATCAGCACAGGCGTAAATTCCACGGCTCTCCAGGCAATCAACAACACTGCCATAAAGCTGTTCGTCAATACCAACGTTACGCAAAGGACAGTCACTTACAACTCCGCCGACTTCAGCACTGCGGCATGGAGCCACTATTCAGTTACATTCAACGGCACCGACCTGAAGCTCTACATCAACGGGGCACTTGCAAGCAATGACACGCCAACCACTACCCAGAATCTCAATTGGACAAGCCAGAACTGGTTATTTGGGGATGGGTTCGACACAGGCAACAACAGCGTGGCATACTTCGCCAACTGGAACTATGACAGCATCATGTATTTCAACACGAGCCTCACAGCGGCGCAAGTGTCCTACCTTTACAACCAGACAAAGAAGGTGAATCTGCAAACAACAGTAATTGCCGTGAGGTGAGTTTTGGTGATTCAAAATGCCAGCTGCACCACAATCCATTTCACGGAAGGACCTTGCTACCAAGAATGACCCCAACTCCATAAAGCAAGGAATCGCTGGCTATGGAGTATGTTCGGGACTTGCAGTTTCCGCAGGGACAGGGCTCCAGGTCTCCATCGCTTCCGGAAATGCCCTGTTTGCTTCAACACTCGTGATAAAAAGCGGAGCAACTACCTTGAACCTGACGGCTGCCGATTCAACCAACCCCCGAAAGGACATAATAGTTCTTGCTTCAGACGGGACAATAAGCGCAGTCGATGGAACGGCAGCAGCAATCTATCTTCCATCCGACACGAAGTTTCAGTTGCTCTCTCCCTATCCCGAGGCCATACCCTCTGGCAAGATAATACTGGCGGAGGTCTATGTGGCGGCAGGGGCAACGAGCCTTGCGGCTTCTGACATAAACGACAAGAGGGTTTTGCTTTCAGGCAATTACAAAATCTCGACTGTTTTCTCGGCAGACGCAAATGGCATTACTTTTAAAGCAAGCGATGGAACAACTACCATAGCCGTTCTTGATGACAGCGGAAATTGGGGAATAAAGGGAATGCAATACACATTATGAGGGAAACCATGAGGCAATTACTTATCCTCCTGTTTCTGATGGGAAGTGTTTTTGCCGCAATAGGAGACCCTTCCAAGTTTGGAAATAGCACAACAGTAACCTGCTACATAGGCGGAACGCAAGGCATTCTCAACTGCACTGGTCAGCTCATCGGAAAGAACCTAACCTTGATGACTGTTTGCAGTTCAGGGCAATTCCTCACCCTCAACACGACTACCAATCTCACCTATTGCGCGTCGCCGCCAGCATACCAGAACGGTTCAAGCAACCTCACAATAACTCAGGTCTTCGCAAACTTCTCGGCAACATCCCCCTGGCTAATCTACAACGGGGCAGGCAACTACGCTTGGAACGACACTATGGGAAATCTCACATATTTGCTAAACTCTGTCTTCACGAGCGAAAACTCCTCAATCTGGTCAGCAATCAATGCGCGACTTCTCACCTCCACATTCAACGCGGAAAACGCCTCAATCTGGAGCGCGATAAACGCAAGGCTTCTGACATCCACTTTCACAGCGGAAAACGCATCCATATGGAGCTCAATAAACTCCCTCATCACTTCAAACGCAAGCACGAACGACAGAATTACGTCGGTCAATTCATCAGTCCAGGGGATTTTCACCGACTATGCGAACAAGAGCAAGAGCGAAACGATAATTGGCAACTGGCTCTTCACCCCGTCGAGCAACGTCACCTTCAGCAGCGGCAGGGTTCTCTTCTACTCGCCTGTCTTCTTCTACAACGACACCACCTACTCCAACACGAATGCGATGAGGGTGAATTCCAGCATAACCGTGACGGACATCGGCAATGTTTCAGTCGTGAATATCAGCGATGATGGAACAGGGAAGGGTAGGATTTGGAGCAACGGCTACGCAATCTTCCAGCAGACCGTCCAGGCGAGCGAGTTCAGCGGGGCGTTAAACTGGACTTTCCTGCAAAATTATCCTTCGGGATGCTCAACAGGATATGCCGTCCAAGCAGTAGGAGATACTCTCGCATGCGTCCTAATGCCCACAGGGAATGTCACAGGCTCGTTTTCAGCCAACCAAGTGCCATACGCCACCAACTCCACAAACTTAGCAAGCTCGCCGAACTTGGTTTTCAATGAAACACAGCTATCCATCAACGGAACACTAAGAATCAACACCAACAACATCATAGACATGCGCACAGGCTCGGCTACGAGCGTGGATAGGCTTGACATACTTGCCACGCAGGGAAACAGAGGGTCTTCAATCCAACTGATTCCATCGGGAACAGGCACATTTTCAAAGTTCGCCACCGCGAACCAGAACTCCTCCTCAAACTTCGGAAGCATCATCATAGCCGCAGACGGAAACACAGGCTGGATTAATCCGCAGCAGGTCGGAACACCGACAACGAACCTGACAATACTCAGAATTGGCGGCGTTCCACCGACTGCGGGAGGCACGAACTGGAGCGAAATACACCTCTTCAGCAGCAACGTGTCATTCCGCACAAACGAGTTGAGAATCGCTGACATTTCCAATACGTTCATAGGCTCATTTGCCGCAGTGTTGAATAACACAACCGTTCCCACAGCCAGCAGCACATTCGGCACATCAGTTCGCGGGCTTCCAAACGGGCATCTTTTCCTTGATGTTTTCAACAATGACATCAATGATGCGGTGATGGTTCGTTTCAACAACTCAACAGCCATCAGCATCGGCGCAGTTTTCAGACCATCTTCCATAGACTTCTATGGAAACCTTAGACCAGACGGGGCAGACTGCGGAGACGGGCAAACGATATATCGCATCACCGATGGGAATTGGGGGTGCGTTACGCCTATTGGTGGCGGTGCAGCAACAAAACAGGTAGGGTATTGGCATACCGACACAATTTTAGCCGGTAGCGGAACATTCTACTACGACTTCGATAATTTCCTTCTTGGTGTGGGAGG